AATTGTGCCCGGCCGTACAGGTCATCTGCGTGACCGTCTTGCGGCGGCCGAGTTCCAGATAACGGGGGTGGATCCGATAATGCTGGAAACGGGCTACCCTCTTTATATACGTTTTCTTGACATGCGGGAGAAACGCGATCTCCGTATCTATAACCGTCAGATATGGGGGATAGTGTACAACAACGCATTGCCTGATCTGAGAGCGGGCATGTCCGATTCACTCCGCAAGGAGATCCGCAACCGGCTGGAGAAGTTGTTTCCCTGGCCGGACGGGAATGACAGTGCGCATCGTCCCGGATACCGTCCTCATTGATATTTTGCCCCGTTGTCCATGGACATGCGGGGCTTCTCATGTTTCTCCCGTCCTTTGCCCCTTCCTTGCCGGTTACTAGTTTTGCTGAAAAGTAACCGTATGAACAAGAAACTGAAAGATGATTATATAAAGTTCACCCTCTCCCTGAATACCAGTGAGGCCCGTGAGGAACTGAACCGTCTAAACGCGTCCTCCCGTGAGCTGCAACGGACGAATGATGGTTTGCGCAATTCGATGACAGAACTGGTAGCCTCCGGCAAGAAAGGCAGCGATGAGTACAAACGTCTGGAGGCAGAGCTGAATTCCAATTCCAAAGCCATATCCGATAATAATACGAAAGTGAAGATTCTTCGCTCCTCCATGAAGAGCACCGAGAAAACTTATGCGGAACTGGCCAAAGAGGCCCGCGGGCTTCAAAAACAGCTGGACAATACTGTCAAGTCCCTTCATCCGGAAGAATATGCCCGTTTGGAAAAGCAGCTGGAGGAAACACGAGAGGCGATGGCCCGTCTGCGTGGCGGAACCAATGAAACTTCCGGGTCATTCCTGAAACTGGGGAATATGAAAGCTATGGTGGTGGGATTTTTTGCGTCCGCCGGAGCGGCTGCCCTTGATTTTTTCAAAAACGGCATGTCCAAAGCAAAGGAATTTGTCAGGGAAAGTGTGGAGGTGGCCATTCAGGCTGACGGAGTTCTTCATGCATTTGAGAAGTTGGACCGCCCTGATCTTCTTGCAAACCTTCGTACTGCCACTAAGGAAACCTTGTCGGATCTTGAGCTGATGAAAGCAACGGTCAAGGCAAAGGATTTCCGGATCCCGGTTGATGATATGGGAAAATATCTGGCATTCGCCCAGTTGAAGGCGCAGCAGACCGGCCAAAGTGTGGAATATATGACAGACTCTATTGTGACCGGTCTGGGGCGCAAGTCGCTTCTTATACTGGACAACCTGGGACTTTCCGCCGCAGAAATCAATGAGGAGGTTGCCAAAACTGGTGATTTCATGAAAGGGGTGTCCAATATCATAGACCGCCAGCTAACACAATCCGGATTGTATGTATCCGCATCTGACAAGGCTGCTCAGGCTGATGCAAGGTTGGAAAATGCCAAATTGAAACTAGGAAGACGGTTGTCCTGGCTTGGAGATTTATGGATCAGCTTGAAAAACAGAATGGCTGAAACTGTCAATACAACAGTATCCACCGCCAATGAAAAGTTTTATGAACAGAAGGAACGGGTTATAAACCTTTATTCCGAGTATATGCCGTTGCTGGACCGGTATGATGAGCTGAAGACCAAGACCAGACTATCCTCGGATGAGCAGGCCGAACTTAATTCCATCATCACCAAAATCACGGACAATATTCCCGGAGTGATAACCAAAGTGGGGGAATATGGACAGGCACTGGATATTTC